ATGAACAAATACTTATTATTGGTGAATAACAACACCATACAGAAATACCGTATTAAAGGTATCAAAGAGGGTGTTATTTCGACTTATTGCAAAAAGATATTTTCCCTTGAAGTGGCTAAAGTTTATTTCTCGAAAAAGTGTACTTATTATGTGGTTGGAGAGATTGAACCCCAGTTACAGGCAGGACTCGAACACGCTCAAAACTTATTTAAAAACAGGTTCTTCCGTTCCCTCATGCGAGATAAAATGACCTTAGTTGAAATGATACTTTTAGGTGCAGTTATTATCAGCATGATTTTAAACTTTCAATTCTATCAAAAGATAGATGCTCTCTTAAAGATCATACAGGTGGTGTCATAATGGAAACGATTAGTTATACCCTATGGGGAATCGCCCTGATATATTGTTTTATTCAAGATAGGAAAATTAGAAAAGGTGGGATGCTACATGGCAGAACTGGAACACAAAACAAAGCTTAATTTTATACAACAACTCTTGTCAGGTTCAAATACGGAAACAGATATAAACGATTTAGAAATGGTTGAGAATCATGGTGTCAAGCTTAAAAACAGGCATATTATTGCTCTTGTAAGCATTAACCTACTCAATCAGACATTCAACATTCCTGAAATCGATAGTTTCGTGAATAACTACATGGAAATGCGCAAGCTAACCCCTGAAACCAACAAGGATATTCTAAAAGCCTTAGAGGTACGTAATAATAAAAAGCTACTGGAAAAAATGACAGTGGGCTTAAAGGTAGGTAAATAATTATGGCATTACATATCGTATTCGGTAAATTAGGCAGTTATAAAACACTCTACTCCATGATATGTGGTATGGCTTTAAAAGAGTTATTTGGCTTTGACCTGATGGCTAATTTCAATATTCAAGATATGGATAAACTGATTCAATCCTTTAAAGATATTAAAACAGCGAAACGGTCAGCGATTCTACTTGATGAAGCCGAAATATTCATGAACAGTCGCAACAGTCAGTCAGCAGAAAATAAAGCCCTTGCCCAGTTTGCTATGATTACACGTAAGCATGAACTGGAAGTGTTTTTTATACTCCCTCGGTTGGCTAGTCTTGATATCAATGTAAGAGACCTTGCAGACTTCTTTCACTACATGTCGGTACAAGGTGATTACATCATTCATGAATGTTATGAATCCCATATGCTTCAAAAGGATGAACTTATTTTACTTGGTCAGAATCAATTTAGAATCAAAGACTTAGAACCTTTCTACTCCATGTACAACACAAAAGAGCTGCCAACTAACTTTATGAAAGATGCTGTATTAAAATAAGGGGTGCATGATGAATAAGAGATACATGGAAAAAGTTGCTTTCATCTGTGAGCAACTGCAAGACAACGTTACCAATTACACTTTAGAAAGTCAATTGGCTACCTTAGTAAACTATCAATGTTTTGACTGTGATTTGTTCAGAAAAAATAAGGGTAAATGTTATGGCAAGTCACACAACAAGCCATGCCTATACCGATAGCCTTTAGCTATAGCATATAACAAAAGCAACCACATCATACCATGTTGCATTCTTCGTGCTTCTTTCATAGAGAGGTTACAGACGAAACTGTGTAGCGTGTGCGGAACAGTAGCCGAAGGGCTTTCGTCCCTCGACAACTACCAAAGTACTTATCCAGTACCACCATGGATTATGGTTAATAAGCATTTCTATTCAAGATAGAATTTGCCCATGGAAAAAGGAAGAACGAACCACGCGTCAGCGTGGTGAGTCTCCTTCATGGGCAAAAGCTTATTGAATATACACATTATGCGCATAAATATGCAATAAAATAAGAGGTTAGGGACAGTCTTGTAATACGTCCCACGTAGGAAAACGAGCAAACTCCCATTCTTAAAGGAAAACTTATTAAAAAAAATGTCGTCAAACTTCAATCTGACGACAAAAAGGAGTGAGTAAAAATGGGAATAAGAGTTGACATAAAACGTAAAAAAATGTATAAAGATTTATCCGAGCAAAAGCGACAAGAGTATTTTAACTTAATCGATAAAAAATACCTTCATAATATAGATAATGTTTACTATTCCTGTTTTATCACAGATGATAGAGCGGATAATCAAAATGTTCAGCAATTCGTGAATGACTTACTTGAATGTAAACGACTCATGATACAGAACTATGAAGAAACACCTTTTAAATACGGACTTATCTACGAAGCTAAACGACATGCAACTTATGGGTTGTGTATTACGAATAAGGATAGATACGATATATTCCTAGATGAATTTTATAGGAACGATGATACTCCACGAATACTAATTAAAATACGTGCTATGCCCCTTTGGTTAGAGCCGATTCATGATGTATTAGAAGAAGCATTAGAAGTAGTTGATCAAGTATTGAGTGACTATGGATTGTGTGTGTTGTGTACTAGGGAAAATCGTATTGATTACTGTTATCACACGAACTATATACAATCGCCTAGAAAACACTTTAAAGATGATGTTTTAGAAAGTACATTGGTAACGACCATGAAAGCATATAGTATACAAGGAAAAATTAAGAGACAATTTAAAAAGACTACACTCACTAAAGATTATCTAGGCTTTGGAAATAGGGGTTCTCAAAACGTTTTTGTTAGGATATATAATAAGACTCGTGAAGTTATTGAACAAGGCTATAAGCCATTCTTTATACATATATGGTATGAACATAGGTTAATAAACTACTATGATAAATATTGTTTAGAATACGCCTTTGAACATAAGAACTATGACAAAATACATACGGGTAGATTGAATTTCTATCTTGAATTTGGGCAAGACCCACATATTAAGAAACGCATACATACCATGTTGTGTGACCCTGAAACGACAATACAGGATATTGAAGCCTTAGCAAATCTCTATATGCCAAAGGTAACAACCATCTGCAATATAGAGTTTGAGACTAAAAGAAAATTTTACTATTCCTATGATAAAGCCATAAATATGTTATCCGTACTGGATAGTAAAAGGGATAAGAATCTACATAGATTATTTAAGATAATAGATAATAGGACACTTTTTTTAGAATATATAACTCATAAGCTTATGACTTATGAAAAGAATGGTAAAACCTGTGAATGGTGGAAAAGATTACAATCTTGTAAACTTGAAAATGTAACTAATAAAAAAGATGATATAGCAAGAGAATACAGCAAGAATTTGAATGAAAAGCAAGTCAAGAGAAAGTTCATTAATAATGTGGCAAGTCTCTCCATCTATAATGACAATACGGATACGGACTTTGCTATGGATGTATGTGATGTACTATCCAATATGAATGATAACCATACACAATATGACCTTGTCTCCCAGTATGGCGTATTAGGGGAAGAAATATCAAGCGAATTACTTAGAGATTATCAAGTAATTAAAGACAAAAAAAATAGACTACTCAAAAACAGGAAATAGTCTAATTTAGTTCAAATAAGTTAAATTAATTATAGCATAGAAGGAAGTGAATTACAATGAAAATTAGTGAAGCATATGGGCTATTTATATTTGATAAAGAGGTTTCAGGTATTTATCAGTCCACTATTAAAACGTATGATAACGTTGTGAAACATATATTTATAGATGGTTATATAGGTAATATTGAGGTTGAAGAATTGACCTTAAAGGATTTGCAACGATTTATAATTGCTCTAAGAAATAAAGAACTAAGTATAAATACGGTCAAGACTTATTGGCGACATGTTAAAGCATTTGTTAAATTTCTCTATCGGAATGAATTTATCGAACATGATTTATCAGTTAAAATTCCATCAATGAAAGGATATAAGCCTATTAAAGACATATATCAAGATGATGAAATACAACTTATTTTTTCCAGTATAAAAGGTAACTGTGTGAGCGCTCTACAAAAGCGCGCTATCTTTTGCTTACTACTTGATACAGGAATGAGACAGGCTGAAATTACAAGGATTCAATTAGATGACATAAATATTAAACATAGATATGTGAATATAAGAGGTACTAAAAGTCATGAGGATAGACGTGTTCCTATTTCTATAGCAACGATAAAAGCTGTTAATAAGTATTTGCATAAACGTATGATACCCTATAATGATAAGAACCCTAATATTATGTTTGTTAATCGTAATGCTGAGGGTATAACAACTCGTACACTACGGTCATATGTGGACACACATATAAAGAAAAACGGTATAATTAGGGGTAATACTCACCTATTTAGGCATACCTTTATAACGCGTAAGTGCATGGAAACAAATGACGCTTTTTATGTTCAACAACTTGCAGGGCATAGTGATTTAAGTACTACTAGGCGTTATTATCAATATGCTAATTCGTATTCAATAGCAAATGTTAAGTTTATGTCAATAAATCAACTTTTAGCCAGTATTTCCATGTAA